GGCCGTCGAGCGGCCCCACGAATGGGTCTTATTGTGATAGGGTGAGTGCATCGTAGGACTCCTGCTGTCCTATCTCTACGCACCAGTACGTTCAGCGGAGCCAAACTCCACTAAGATTGGCTTTAACCGCGAGCCTTCTCGACCTCCCGGTCGCACGTGGCGACCTGAAACAGCGGGAGAGGTCCTGGATGCCCCGCGTGGATTCGAACCACGATAAACGGATTCAGAGTCCGTCACGAGGGCGCAGAAATCTGCAGCGCTCGGCACCCATGTTGCATCAGTGTTGCATTGAGGGCCAATCGTCCACGAGCGCTGGATCGATCGACCCCGCGCTAGCAAGCGCCCTCCGATATTCCGGAATGTCCATGAAGGTGGCGTGCAGCTCGCGCGCGTTGATGCCGCCCACGACCGTCATGTGCACGAACTGGAGCATCAGCATGTTGACCCGCTCAGCATCGCTGGCTGCCAAGAATTCGGCGTCGCAGGCACCCCACGAGGCGCTATAACGGCGGTCGTCTTCCTTCTTATGCAGGCAGAGCCTGGCCGGCGGGTGCCCTTCGGGGTCGTCGTGGTCCCAGATGATCTGGGTCTTGCTCAGCGGGTAATCCAAATGTCGTCTCCCAATAGGTGCCGCCTCATGCAGCAGCTTCTTCGCTCGTGCCCATCACGCTCGCCTCGAGCGACGCCATGGTCGTTGCGTCGTCCTCGATAGCTGCAAACAGGTGGCCGTAGGTGTCGAATGTCAGCTGGATCGAGTGATGGCCCATCCAGGTCTGCACCTTCTTTGGTGGTATCCGCTGCTCGATCCAAAGAGAGGCCGCGGCGTGCCGGAAGTCGTGGAGGCTGTAGAGCCCTTCCATGATCGGTTTACCGTCGTCATCAGTGACTGGCTTGCCGCCGATCGTCTTTTGCCGGCAAACGCCGGCGGCGATCTGCAGCGGTTCCTGAAAGCGAACCACGAGGTTCGCGTGAAAGATTGGGCTCCCGGCCTCGCTTGGAAAGACCAAGTCGAGCGCAGAGGGCGGACAGCGGAGCTTCCACTTGCGCAGCTCAGCCACGACCAGTGGCGGAACCGAGATGGTGCGAAAGCCGCTCGCAGACTTTGGCGGGCCGATGTGGTTCCGGAAGTCAGCGCGCTGATCGACCGTCAATGTGCCTTTGCGGAGGTCCACGTTCCGCCAAGGCAGCGCCCGCACTTCCGAGGCGCGGAGGCCAGCGAACAGCAACACAAGCAACAGCGGTTTGTCGATCGGCTTTGCGCCGTCCGCGGCGGTCGCCTTGATCAGCAGCCGCATGTGCTCCTTGCTCGGTGGGGTGGCGATTTTCTTGTCACGGCCTGATCGCTTTACGGTCACGCCCTGCGCGACGTTCTGGGCCACGTAGCCCACCCGCTGCGCCTCTTTCAGGATCGAAGTGAGCGAGCGGAGCACGCGCTTCGCCATGGCCCGGGAGCGACCGTTATCGAGCAGCCAGTCGCGATATTCCTCGATTGCTGGCTTCGTGAGTTGGTTCAGCCGCTTCGTCCCTATCTGCGGGCAAATGTGCAGCGCGACGTGCTGGCCATAAGCGTCCAGTGTCGATTGCTCGAGATCCTCTCGCCGGCCGCGCCCCAGCCACAGTTCGGCCGCCCGCTCGACGGTGATGCTCTGACTATCCGCGGTATGCGTGCCCTGACGGACCTCCCAGCCAGCTTGGGACTCGAACGCATCAGCGTCCTTCTTGCGGGCGAACTGCTTAGCGCGGCGCCGTCCTCCGCTATCACGGTAGTCGACCAGCCAGGCGGCTTTCTGCTCACCCTTCGGTGTCGTCCATTCACGCTTCCGGATCGACATAACTGGCTTCCTCTGCATCCTCATCAGCGAGCTTGCGGACCGCCTCCATGAATTCGTCCTCTGTCACGCCCGCCTTTCGTGCCAGTTTCCGCCGGATCGCTAGTGCCGCAGGCCGAGTCACTTCACCGCCTTCACCCCAGGATGAAACAGCACGTATGAAGTTGACGAACTCCTCCGAAATTCCAGACTCCGACGCCGGTAAGAGAATTATTCCGGTGTAAATCACCACCTTTGTCAGGTTGACCAAGGCCATCCGCTCGTAACCACGCCTTTTACTTTGTAGCAGGTTCTGGACGTCGGCGATGGCTCCATAAAAGAACGACTCGGTAGGATCGAGATGCCCCTGTAACTCGCTCTCCTTTCTCAACGACGCCAATGGGGAAGGGTCGAAATACAAGTATATGCTTCGACCTTCGGCCGCGCGTTCCTCGTGCGCAGCCAACCATTCGTTGGCCGCTTGGCGGGCAGCCATTCGCACGACGACGTCATTCTCTGTAAGCATCTTTACAGCTAAATCAGGCGGGATGCCAAGCTGGGTTACTTCCAAAGCTAGTGCCATCTGCAAAGCCAGCCCTTCGTCGTATAGACTAGGCTTACCTTTCGAAGAGCTGCGATCAGGTGGATAGTTTAGCTTGTGGAAGTTCTTCAATCGGGCCTGGAAAGCCGTTCGCTTGTCATCAGCAATCTGATGCCAGTGCGCCAAGTTAGACTCCAGTTGTGCGAAAGTCCAAGTCACTTAAAGGTCAATTCCTTCTTTTCCCGAACCTGAGAAAGTTTGCGCAGGCCCTTGCGCCGCAACGACATCGGTGGCATCCATCCTGAGAAAGCTTCCTTAGGAGGTTTTCACAGGTAATAAACGGAAAAGGATGCAACATGCAACCCCTTTCAGAGGACTTGCTCGAAGGCGCGGCGGCTGCCGCAGGGTTCATCGGGATCAAGGCTCGAACTGTGTATCGAATGACCGAGAGCGGCGAGCTTCCGGTCATCCGCAAGGGTCGAAAACTCTTCTATCGAAAGAGCGACCTCGAGCGAGCCTTCCAGGTTGCGGCGTCATGACCTTACGGCCCGACATCGACAAAACCAGGCAGGCAATCGCCCGCTTGGTTGGCTCGCTCACCAGTGACCCAAGTGAGCAGGCTTCGATTATCCAAACAGCGTCGCAAGAGGCGATTGAGCTTTTGTGGCGTGAGCGCCCAGATGAAAACTGAGCCGCCCCCCAACGTCAGTCTCTGGATGCCGCTCTACCTGGAACGGCACCGAGCTGCGACCAGCACTATGTCGCATATTGAGCACAGCGCGTTCGTCTACCTCAGCATCCTGCTGTGGGAGAACGATGGGCGCCTTCGTGACAACGATAAGTGGCTCTCGCGAAATCTCCGGCTCAGCTCAAAGCAATGGCAGGAGGCGCGGGACGCGGTCCTTCAGCATTTCACTGCAGCAGGTGGGTTCATTACCGCACCCGACATGATCGCCGAGATCGATCGTCGCAAAGGTGTGGTCGAGAAACGTCGGGCTGCAGGCCAGGCCTCTGCTGCGGCTCGTGCCAATCAGCAAACGTCCAACACATGTTCAGCAGGAGTTGAACAAAATGGCAACGATGCGCGTCTTAACTCTAACCTCTACCAAGTCGGTAGTGACCTAGAGGAGAGGTTAGAGAGCGATAGATCCTTTCGTGTGATTGATGGGAGCGGCCGATGAGCGCTGTTCTCATGTTCGCGCAGGACGCCTTCGAAGCCCGCCCGCTGCGAGATCACCAGCGGCTTGCCATGTCCTTGCTCCGGAATTCCTACTTGGCAGGGCATAGGCGCACGGTGCTGGAGCTACCCACCGGAGCGGGCAAGACCAGGATCGCGGCAGAGATCGTCAATGGCGCTCTGATCCGAGGGAAGCGTGTCTGCTTCACCGTTCCCGCGATCAGCTTGGTCGACCAGACTCTAGAGGCATTCCAGAACGAAGGCATCTACGACCTAGGGGTTCTTCAGGCCAATCATCCGCGGACCCACTACGGCGCGGCTGTCCAGATCGCTTCTGTACAGACGATCGCACGACGCTTCATCCCCGAAGCCGACATCGTGGTCGTGGACGAATGCCATCTGCGCTTCGATGTGATCCGGAACTGGATGCGCGATTGCCCCGACACGCTGTTCATCGGCCTGTCCGCTACGCCCTGGGCACGCGGTATGGCCGAACAGTGGGACGACCTGGTGATCCCTGTGCGGATGCAGGAGCTTATCGGCGCCGGCTACCTTTCGCCTTTCCGTGTGTTCGCGCCGTCGCACCCGGATCTGTCCAGCGTCAAAACCGTGAAGGGTGATTACGATGAAGGGCAGCTCGCCGAGGTCATGGGCGAAAGTCGCTTGGTTGCCGATGTGGTCGACACATGGCTGAGGCGAGGTCGAGGGCGACCCACGTTAGTGTTCGCGGTGAACCTGGCCCATGCGCGTCAGATCCAGGAGAAGTTCGCAGCCGCTGGCATCGCCATGGGTTACTGCGACGCTCGCGTTGATCTGATCGAGCGAAAGCTGCTGTTTGATCGTCTGGCCCGCGGCGAGATCGCCGGGATCGTCAATGTTGGCACGCTGACCACTGGCGTGGATGCCGACATCCGCTGCATCGTTATGGCGCGGCCGACCAAGTCCGAAATGCTGTTCGTCCAATGCATCGGGCGCGGCCTGCGTACCGCACCGGGCAAAGACGATTGCCTGATCCTCGATCACGCGGACAATCACGCGCGGCTGGGTTTTGTGACAGACATTCGCCACGACCGCCTACTGGGCAAAGGCGATAAGCGGCCTGCAACCCGTAAAGAACGCAACGAACCCATGCCGCGAGAGTGCAACGGGTGCGGCGTGCTCAAGCCGCCGATGGTGTCGGTTTGCCCGTCCTGCGGCTTCAAGCCTGAACGGCAGTGCGACATCGAGGCCGAGGAAGGCGAGCTCGTCGAATGGAAGCCCGGCCGCAAGCGCTTCACACGCGTTGAGAAGCAGGAATTCTGGTCGATGGCGCTGTTCGTGGATCGCGAACGGCAGAAGGGCCGAAAGTTCGCCAAGGCGCTTTACAGAGCCAAGTTTGGCGTATGGCCCGTGGACCTGATCCACATCGAGAAGAAGCCCACTCCTGAGTTCAAGTCCTACGAGAAGTCCCGAAGGATTGCCTACGCTGCTGGGCTGAAAGTCAGTCCTTCTGCACGGAGGACAGCATCGTGAGACGCAAAACGATCGACGCTGCCCGCGGCAAATGGCGTGGCGTGCTGATGTCACTCGGGCTCGACGAGCGGTTTATGACGGGCAAGCACGGCCCCTGCCCCATGTGCGGCGGCACCGACCGCTTCCGGTGGGACAATCAGCACGGCAATGGCGGCTTCATCTGCAACAAGTGCGGCGCCGGTAACGGCTTTGACTTGCTGATGGGTGTCCACGGCTGGGACTTCCCTACCGCGGCGAGAGAGGTCGACGCGATAGTCGGGAACGTCGAAGTCGAAGCCACCCGGCGCCAAGTAGACGAAGGGGTACAACGGCGGCTGCTGAACGACCTCTGGCAAGGGGCCATTCCGCTCGTCCTCGGAGATCCAGCATTCCGCTATCTGTCCAGCCGAGGGCCGATCCCACCCACACTGCCCAATTGCCTGCGATACACGCCGCGATGCCCTTCACCCGATGGAGTCTTCCGGCCGGCCCTCTTGGCGATGGTCATGTCGTCGGAGAACGAGCCGCTCAGCATCCACCGCACATTTCTTGGGCCGAACGGGAAAGCGGACATGGACGATCCCCGTGCGATGATGCCCGGGAAGCTGAAGGATGGCGCCGCAGTGCGTCTGTCTGCAGTCCATGGTGAGCGCCTGGGTATTGCCGAAGGCATCGAGACGGCCTTTGCGGCTGCGCATCGCTTCAACGTGCCGGTCTGGAGCGCGATCAATTCGACCATGCTCGAGAAGTGGGCGCCCCCTTCAACTGTCCAAGAAGTCCTGATCTTCGGAGACAACGATCCGAAGTTCGGAGGGCAGGCAGCAGCGTACAGGCTTGCCAGTAAGCTCGCCGGCCGAATGGGCCTGAGAGTTCAAGTTCATATTCCCCCAGAGGTTGGCTGTGACTGGGCCGACATTGTCCAAGCGCAGCGGGAGCCTGCCTGATGAAGTGGTGCATTCTGCAAATGGCCGGCTCGCGTACCCTGTCGGTAGTTCGATCGCTCAGCGAGGCCGGGTTCGAGGTCTGGACTCCGACGGGCATGCGTAGGCGGCGCCTTCCCCGCTCCACGAAATATCAGGACATCAGTGCTGCCGTGTTCCCAACCTACGGGTTTGCGGCCGCTTGGCACTTGAAGGATCTCCTTTGCCTTCAGCATGCGCCTGCGAGTGTTCACCCGGCCTTTCGGCTAATGCCTCTCGGCGAAGGCTTCGCGCAGGTTTCTGATGCCAGCCTGCAGCCTCTTCGGGATCACGAGGCTCAGTTAGCGGTGGAATGGCATGAGTTCCTTCTGCAGGAGGAGAGAGCCGCCAAAGAACGAGCGCGCCGGAAAAAGTCGAAACGGCCTGCTGGGCGAGCAAATCGGAGCCGCGCTTATGTGCTGGGTCAACGTGTTCGTGTGTTGGATCCCGCATTCGGAGGGCTTACCGCTACAATCCACAAGATCGGACGGAAAGAGTTGGCGATCGTCTTCGACGACAAAGGCTTCGAATTGAAGATCGAGGCTTGCGACATCGAGCCATTTGCGGTATCAGCGCCGTTGTCTGAACTGACGAAGGCCGCATAACGGCCAAGGCGAGAGGCAGAGCCGGCCCCATTGGGCGTAGCCACCCTCGCCACCAACCGGAGAAGCCGCGCTTCCCGGGGGTCAGCTACCGCAATGGACATTACGAGATTGCTGCAGCCCAACCATTGAACCGGTTGGCCAAGGTGCGAGGATCATCGCCTCCGCAGCAACCAGTTCGACGGTCGGGCCTTCCCTCCCTCCCGGCCGTCGATCCCGCTCCCGCCGCCCGTTCGCCCATCGCACCTGATTTTGATGGCGCACACTTGGCCGAGCGCGGAGCGGGCAACTACTTCGAGCAACTGCAGGAGGATGGCGTCCACACTCTGGGAGTGTCCACTTCTTGCTCGAGCGCGATCGCTGCTAGTTCGGCCAGGTAATCATTCAGCGTTGGCGTTGCGTTAGGTTGGTGAGCCGGACTTCTCTGAGCGATGATGGGGCGGCTCCTGCATTCAGACACAAGTGATCCAAACATAGGTTAACCCCGCTTGTTCCGGTGCAACATGGAAATGCGGCGGAGCGAGGTCGTGCGATGCCCAGCTGTCCACCCAGCCTGAAGGCTCAGGGCCGCGCGCCTGCCGCCAACTGGAACCGCCGTGATAGTGGAGTCCTTCGGCAGGAGACTTAGCATGGGCACCGATAAGCTACTCTACACCGTCGCCGCGCTGATGGATGCAGTACGGGCCATGCAACGCCAGAACGACATTCGGGCCATGGAAAAACTCGAGGAAGCCGAACGGCTGCTGATGCAAGCGGCCAAGGAGCTACCGAAGGAGCGGATCGCCGCGCTGTTCTGATGGGTAGGATGTCATCGGAGGGCACTCGCATCCGAGGCCGAAAAGGCCAGGAACTGAGGAAGCGCCGGCTCGCTCGATCCAACCACCTATGCGAGCACTGCAGCGCAAAGGGCATCGTCCGCGTCGCCGGGGTGGTGAACCATAAGATTCCGCTCGCCCACGGTGGTCCGGACACCGACGAAAACACCGAAAACCTGTGCGCCGACTGTGACAAGGCCGAAACTGCCAAGGTGTTCGGCCATCGCGTGCGCACATCGATAGGGAACGACGGATGGCCCGCCTGAACAACATGATCGATCTACCGATGAGCGAAGCTGTTCGCAGCCTGACGCTGCAGATCCGGGTGACGGGGTGCAAGGTAGCCGCGGTTCGCATGTGGCTGGGCCGCCAAGTGCTGAAGCTCGCCGCCTTCGTCATCGGGTGCGGCATCGAGATCGAGGTCGACCCCGCCCGTTCATAGGGTGGGGGGTTATTTCTGAATGGGAAGCGCGATCAACGGACACCGCTGCCGTTCCAACATTTTCGCATTTGCACATTGAAGTCTGGAGAGTTCCAATATGGCGACGCGCGGAGCGAAGCCGAAACCCGCGCATCTTCGGATCGTGGACGGCACCAACAACGTCACGCGCCATGGGCCCGAGGGTAAAGCGCGCGAGACCGTGGAGAAGGCTGAAAGCACGTTCGGTAAGCCAGTCATGCCGCAAGGCATGAAGGGCGACGCGGCCAAGGCTTGGAAGCGTTACATCGCGCCCGCCTTCTGGCTGGATGCGGGCCGGGAGCCGGCGGCGATTGCCTTCTGCGAATTGTGGTCGGAGTTCCGGTTCAACACGACCGGCTTCCCGGCTTCGAAACACGGCCAGATGCGCGCCTATATGAGCGAGATCGGCCTGACCGACGAACGGAACCGGGTGGCGGATGGCACGAAGGAAGAGCCCGACGAGTTCTTCGGCGACTGACCGCGGCACGCAGTACGCCCTGGATGTAGTTGCCGGGAAGATCGTCGCTGGCCCCCACGTAAGGAACGCTTGCCGCCGTCACCTCGATGACCTGGAGCATGGACACGAGCGGGGCCTGCATTTCGACGCTGACGAGGCCAACCGGGCCATTCGCTTCTTCGAAGAGAAGCTGAGGCTCAACGGCGGTCAGTTCGAAGGCAAGCCCTTCATTCAGGCGCCGAGCCAGTGTTTCAAGGATGCGTCGATCTTCGGTTGGAAGCGAACTGACGGGACCCGCCGATTTCGCCGAGCCTACATCGAAGAAGGTAAGGGCAATGGGAAGTCCCCCTGGTCGGCTGGTGTCGGCATATATGGGATGGTTGCTGACAAGGAGCCGGGCGCCGAGATCTACCCGGTGGCGGCCCACCGGGACCAGGCGATGATCCTGTTTCGAGACGCGGTCGCGATGGTTGATCAGTCTCCGGACCTGACAACCCGCATCACGCAGAGCGGCGGGCCTGGCCGGGTCTACAACCTGGCGCATTTGAAGAGCGGGTCATTCATGCGCCCGCTCAGCCGCAGCGCTGGCAAGTCGGGCTCGGGGCTCCGCCCGCATATGGGCTTGGCCGACGAGTTGCACGAGCATCCGAACCGGGATGCGGTCGAGATGGTGGAGCGAGGCTTCAAGTTCCGCCGCCAGCCATTGCTGCTGATGATTACGAACAGCGGCTCGGATCGAAATTCGATCTGCTATGAGGAACACGAGCACGCAGTTAAGGTGGCTGCCGGCACACTGACACCGGGCGATGACTTCGCCTATGTTGGGGAGCCCATCGACGATACGACGTTCTCGTATGTCTGTGGGCTAGATCCGGGTGATGACCCACTCAACGATCCGAGCTGCTGGGTTAAGGCGAACCCGCTGCTGGGGACCATCCTTACCGAAGAATATCTCGCTGGAGTCGTGGCGCAGGCGAAGGCTCTACCCGGCAAGCTGAACGGTATCCTGCGGCTTCACTTTTGCGTCTGGACCGACGCCGACACCGCGTGGATGTCGCGAGCAGTCCTCGAGCCGTGTTTAGCCGACTTTGATCCGGCAATTCACCACGGGAAGCGAATTGCCCAGGCGATCGACCTTTCGCAGAGCCGGGACATCACCGCGAAAGCGTCCGTGGTCGAGACCGGCAGCGTCGAAGTCGAGGTGTTGGTCGAGGGCGAAAAGAAGCTCGTGGTGAAGCCGACCTATGACGCATGGATAGACGCCTGGACGCCTGGAGACACGATCGCGGAGCGGGCAACGAGAGATAAGGCGCCTTATGAGGTTTGGGTGCGCGAGGGCCACTTGAATGCGCCCCTGGGCCAAAGCATCCGCTTCGACCATGTGGCGCAATCCCTGGCCGACGATGATCGAGACTTCGACATCGGTCTGGTCGGGTATGACCGATACGCGTTTCGCCGGTTTGAAGAAGAAGTCGCGAAGCTCGGGCTGTCCATTCAGTTCGTGGAACACCCGCAGGGTGGCACCAAGAAGGGCAAACCGACTGCGGAGATGATTGCTGCGGCCAAAGCCGAGCAGCGTGAGCCCGAGGGCCTGTGGATGCCCGGCTCTCTCCGGGCTCTTGAAGAAGCGATGCTCGAGGGTCGCATACGCCTGCGGCGCAACCCGGTCCTGATTTCCGCCATCATGTCGGCTGTCACCGATGAAGACCGCTGGGAAAACCGCTGGCTCGCGAAGGATCGAGCCACGAACAAAATCGATGCCGCAGTGGCACTGGCGATGGCGGTAGGCGTGGCCCTGTCCATGAGCACGAGTCAGCCACCGGCCTATCAGATCATGATTATTTAGGAGGTTCGCAATGCAGAACCGCGCTTACAGCTTCCTGCAGATCAAGTCGGTCGACGAAGACAACCGGGTGATCCGCGGTATCGCGACCACGCCGTCGGTGGACCGCGTCGGCGATATCATCGACCCGCTTGGGGTGAAGTTCCAGAACCCGCTGGCGTTCCTCTGGCAGCACCAGCACGACAAGCCGATCGGCTCCGTCAAGTTCGACAGGCCCACGAAAGACGGCATCGCGTTCGAAGCCACCGTGGCGAAGAGCGATGAACCCGGCACGCTGAAGGACCGGCTCGACGAAGCCTGGCAGAGCATCAAACTGAAGCTCGTCAAGGCGGTCAGCGTCGGCTTTCGGCCAATCGAATACAGCTTCATGGACAATGGCGGCATTCGCTACTCGGAGACCGAGGTTTACGAGCTAAGCGCGGTGACCATCCCCGCGAATGCCGATGCGCTGATCACCGAAGTCAAATCGATGGGCGACGCTGCCTTCATGCGCGTCATCAAGGCCATCGACGCGGAGGCCCGCCACGAGGCGGGCATTCCTGACCCTGAGATTCCGCAGAACGACGAGCCTGCCGCGATCGGCAAGACTGTGCGAGTCGTGAAGCTGGATGCGCCTGCCCGCGATCGGGCACAGCCCTTCGTCATCAAGAAGATCAAACGGACGAAGTAGTACCAACCTGATTGCCCGCGCTGCGAAGCGTCGGCCGTCCCTTCGCGGGAATTTTCAAATGAACTATGCAGAACAGATTGGCGCCTTCGAAACGAAGCGCGCCGCCCTCGTTGCGGCCAATACCTCCATCATGGAGAAGGCAGCCAGCGACGGCGCGACCCTCGATGCCGAGCAGAAGGAAACCTTCGACGGCAACGAGTCAGACATCAAGGAAATCGACGAGCATCTCGGTCGCCTGAAGACGATGGAGAAGGCAGCGCTCGCCAAGGCCACTCCGGCTGCCGGCGGCAATGCGGACGACGCCTCCACCTCGCGCGGCGGCAACCGTATCGAGATTAAGTCCGAGCCGAAGCTCGCTCCTGGCATCGGGTTCGCCCGCATCGCCAAGTGCATCGGCATGGCCAAGGGCTCGATGGGCGACGCTGCCCGCATCGCGGAAGCCCGCTACGGCGAAGCTTCTTCGACGGCCGGCGTGTTCAAGGCTGCCGTTTCGGCTGGCTCGACCCTCAGCGGCAGCTGGGCTGAAGACCTGGTCGGTGACACGTCCTCAGCGTTTGCCGACTTCGTGGAATTCCTCCGTCCCCAGACCATCCTCGGCAAGTTCGGCCAGAACGGTGTTCCCGATCTGCGCCGTGTGCCGTTCCGCGTCCCGCTCGTCTCGCAGACGGCCGGCGGCGAAGGCTACTGGGTAGGCGAAGGCGCGGCCAAGCCGCTGACTGCGTTCGACTTCAGCCGCACTACGCTGGAGCCGCTCAAGGTCGCCAACATCGCGGTTCTCACCGAGGAAGTGATCCGCGACAGCTCGCCGTCTGCAGAAGCAATCGTTCGCGATGCTCTGCGCGATGCGCTGGTGCAGCGTCTCGACATCGACTTCGTGAACCCTGCCAAGGCGGCGGTTGCGGGCATCTCGCCGGCTTCCATTACCAACGGCAGCACGGACGACATTGCCTCGAGCGGCGCCGATGCGGATGCTATCCGTCTTGACGTTCGGTCGGTGTTTGCTCGCTTCATCGCTGCGAACAACGCACCGTCGACCGGCGTGTGGATCATGTCGGCAACGAACGCCCTGGCGCTCTCGATGATGGTCAACCCGCTTGGTCAGTCGGAGTTTCCGGGCATCAGCATGACGGGCGGTACCTTCCAGGGCCTGCCGGTCATCATTTCGGAGCATGTTGGCAACGTCATCATCCTGGTGAACGCGCAGGACATCTACCTGGCCGATGACGGCGGTATTGCCATCGATCTGAGCCGCGAGGCTTCGCTCCAGATGGACAATGCGCCGACGATGAACAGCACCACCCCGACGCCGATCGCGATGGTCTCGATGTTCCAGACCAATAGCGTGGCCTTCCGTGCGGAGCGCACCATCAATTGGGCGCGTCGCCGCCCCACTTCGGTCGCCTACCTGACCGGCGTGGCATACGGCGGGGCTGTGACTGCCCCAACCGTCTGAGCACTACCGAAGGGGCGGCCTGCGCCGCCCCCTCCCCTTTTCCAGGAGACAGCCGATGGTCAACATGATCTCGATCAAGGATCACACCTACGGCACGCGCCGGCTGAAGGCTGGCGATGACATCGAGAATGTCAGCGGCCCGAACGCTCGACTGCTGAAAGCGCTCGGTCGCGCGCGCCTGATCGAGTCCGGAGAGAAGAAGACCGAGATCAAGTCGGACGTCCAGGCGCACGCCAAGGCTGCTCTGCGTGACGAATACGAGCGCATTTTCGGCAAGCGCCCTTTCAATGGCTGGGACGCCGAGGCCCTGCGCCAGAAAATTGCGGCTGGCCCGGATCAAGGTTGAGCGCGGATTGCGCGGAGCGGCTCGATGAAGATCCTCGGCCACACCATCACGAAGGCTACCCCGGAGCCGGTCCAGCAGGGCCGCGGTGGGTGGTGGCCGATCATTCGCGAGGCGTTCACTGGCGACTGGCAGCGCAATGTCGAGGTTGATGCCAACGCCGTGCTGGCGTTCCATGCCGTTTTTGCGTGCATGACGCTGATTGCCAGCGACATCGCCAAGCTGCGGGTCAAGCTCGTCGCTCAGGACGGCGCCGGGATCTGGTGCGAGACCACCAGGTCGGCTTACTCGCCAGTCCTGCGCAAGCCGAACCGCTATCAGACCCGCATCCAGTTCTGGGAAAACTGGATCCTGTCCAAGCTGGCACGAGGCAACACCTACGTGCTGAAGCAGCGCGACAACCGCAACGTCGTCGTGGGGCTGTACGTTCTCGATCCGAACCGAGCGCGGCCTCTAGTGACCCCTGATGGCTCGGTGTATTACGAGCTTAAAGCGGACAACATGGCGTCTCTTGAGGACGACGTAATTGTCGTGCCCGCGAGCGAGATCATCCACGATCGCTTCAACTGCCTGTTTCACCCGCTGGTTGGTATCTCGCCGATCTACGCCAACGGTCTCGCGGCAACGCAGGGCCTGCGCATCCAGAACAACAGCGCCAACTTCTTTGCGAATGCGTCCAAGCCCGGCGGTCTACTGATCGCCCCAGGGCGTATCGACCCGGCCAACGCGACCCGCCTCAAGTCCTACTGGGATGCGAACTACACCGGCGACAATGCCGGCAAGATCGCGGTTCTGGGTGACGGCCTGCAGTACGTGCCGCTCGCGACCAACCCTGTTGATGCCCAGCTTATCGAGCAGCTCAAGTGGACCGCAGAGGTAGTCTGTTCGACGTTCCACGTGCCGCCTTACAAGATCGGTGTGGGGCCCCTGCCTTCGTACAACAATGTCCAGGCGCTCAACGTCGAATACTTCAGCCAGTGTCTCCAGTCGCTGATTGAGGCGGCCGAGGTGTGCCTGGACGAGGGTCTGGCAACCGGCGAAAAGCTAGGGACTGAGTTCGACACCGAAAACCTGCTCCGCATGGACAGCGTCACTCAGATGCAAGTGCTCAAGGAGAGTGCTGGCATCCTCAAGGTCGATGAGCAGCGCGCCAAGCTCGACAAGAAGCCGACCGAGGGCGGCGACGCGGTTTATCTCCAGCAGCAGAACTATTCGCTGGCCGCGCTGGCGAAGCGGGATGCGCAGGATGACCCGTTTGCGAAGGCCGGGCCAGCACCCGCCGCGCCCGCCAACGACGGCGAACCTACCGAAGCCGAACGAGCGCAGCAGCGCGCCGCGAACATGGCCTTGCTCGAGAAGCGTGTCCGGGAGCGCCTGAATGCTTGAAATCGAGGCCATCGCCGAAGTGGTCGCGGGCGCTGTGCGCGATGCTACCGCGCCCCTCCTGGCCCGGATTGACGCGCTCGAAAAGCGCGAGCTTCCCGTGGTGGAAAAGGGCGAGCCTGGTGCTGACGTTGACATGGCGGAGGTAGCGCAGCGCATTGAGACGGCTGTCACGGCGGCAGTGGCGGCCCTTCCAGCGCCGAAAGCCGGCGAACCGGGCAAAGACGGCATCGGGCTCGCAGACGCGCTAAAAGACGCTGACGGCGACCTCGTACTGGTGATGACCGACGGGCGAACCAAGAGCCTGGGCCCGATCAACGGCAAGGATGGTGATCCGGGTCGCGATGGCCTCGGCTTCGACGACATGCAAGTTGAACAGATCGGTGAACGCACCGTTCGCTTCCTGCTCAAGCGCGATTCGGCAGAAGCCGAGTTCGACGTCACGTTCCCGGTGCCGATCTACCGCGGCGTGTTCAAGGAAGGTGATGCCTACGAGGCCGCCGACCTGGTTACCTGGGCGGGGAGCCTGTGGCACTGCAACGAGCCGAAGGGTCTGAAACCAGGCGCTCCTGACAGCGGCTGGCAGCTCGCGGCCAAGGCCGGTCGGCCGGGCAAGGATGCTGGCAAATGACCGTGACGCTCGATCAGGCGAAGCAACAGCTGCACGTTCTTCATGAGGATGACGACGCGCAGCTTACGAGCCTTATCATCTGGTCGACTGCCGAAATTGTCCGCTTCACGGGGGCGGACTACGATGCGGAAGCGCCAGAGCTGAACCTGGCGCAGATCATCTTGATCCGCTGGCGGTATTATCCCGACGAAGAAGTCGAGCTCGATGACATCTATCATCTGCCCCGTGCGTTCGTTGCTGTGGTCTCTGGCTCCTTTCGGACGCCGACACTGGCATGAGGCCGCTATTCCTTGGCGAGCGCGTGACGCTCGTCCGGTACAGCGCAACCCAGGACGCCGCGGGAGAGGAAGTCCAAGATTGGGCGCCGCTCGGCGATGAGCGCGCCCAGTTCATCTACGGCCGAGGGCAAGAGCGGCGCCAAGCCGCGATGGAGCAAGGCGAACAAGCCGCCACGTTTCGGATGCACTCCAATGCGAGAACCAGGGGGCTCCGGGTCAGCGATCGGATCACTCACCAAGCCACCAGCTGGGATATCGAGGGCATAGCGCTCGACACGCCCAAGCGTGGCATGGTCGAAATCACCGCCACGAGGGCGACGTGAAGCAAACTCTCAGGAACTTCGAGGAGCTGGAACGGGCGCTGGCTGAGGAACTTCCGAAGGCTACCGCGAAAAACGTTCTTCGTAAGTCGATGATCGAAGCGATGAAGCGCATCGAGGATCGCGCCAAGGAACTGGCGCCGGCCGAGGATGGCCAACTGCGGGACTCGATCACAACGAAGGTAGCGAGGGCCAAGCGGGTTTCTCGCACGAAGTATGCACAGTCGACTGGCATCACGGTCGAGACCGGCCCGACCGGCCGCCCCGAAGGTGGGAACGCTGCTTGGCAGGAGTACGGCACGGTCAACATGCCGGCGAACCCTTTCATGCGGCCGGCATCTGACAGCGAGTCCCAGAACGTGGTCGACGATGTGATCACGGTGCTGACTGAGCAAGTTGAGAAGGCAAAGGCGCGGATCGCGCGCAAGGCTGCGAGGCGCTGACACATGGCTGATGTCGCCACCGCACTGTTCACGCGCCTCTCCAGCGATACCGAGATTGCCGCAGTCGTCGTGAGTGGCGGCAAGAAGCGCATCTACCCGACCATCGTGCCGCAGAAAACGCCGCGGCCGTACATACGGTATCAGACGATCAGCGACCCGCGTCCCGAGGATCTCGACGACTATACCACCTCGCGCGTGGTGCGGTTTCAGCTTGATTGCTTCGCCGACACCTACCTCGCCGCGCGCGACTTGGCCGAGCGGGTCATCAACGCCACCTCGTCGCCGGCCACGGTCGACGGCGTAGTGTTCGGCCGCACCAAGGCTGAAGGGCCACGCGATCTCGGCGAGGACGTGGCCGGCACATGGATTCACCGCGCCAGCTTGGATCTGCTGGTCGAATTCCGGTTGGTTTGAAGATCCGCCTCAGGAGAACCTAAATGCCAGAGACCGTCAGCCCCTCTGTGGGCTATAAGGACGAATTCCATCTTTACGATGGAACCGCTCTCTACAAGCTGCGCGGAGTAACGGGCTTCGATGTCCCGACAGGCGGCACGCGCGAACAGGTCGATGTCACTGACTTGGACGCTGAGGACTGGCGCCGCCAGTTCATCAGCACCTTCTATGAAGCCGAGGACATCACGATCTCGCTCAACTATCGGCCGCTGTCTGATACTGACACGAAACTGACCGAAGCGCGCGATGCTGATGATGTCCGCGCATTCCTGGCAGTGTTGGCGGTCCAGGGTATTCGAGTGGCACAGGTGGGCGGCACTTGCCGGTGTACCGGTTACGGGCCCGATCGCATCTCGGTCGGTGATGTGAAGACCGCGACGGCGTCCTTCCGGATCGTCAGCGTCGACACCCTGGAAACCTATGAGGAGCCAACCCCGTGACCAACTCGGTCAAGGGCGAGGTTCCCCTCAAGCTGAAAGATGGCCGCGAGTTCGTGCTCGTCATGGACTTCGACATGCGAGTGAAGGTCGAAGACCTGTACGAAAAGCCGTTTGCCGAGGTGGCGCAAAAGGCCGCGGCTGGCTTTCACGGCGCGATCCGTGCGCTGTTCTGGGGCGCCCTGCAGAAGCACCATGCCGAGCTTACCATGGGCGACGTAACCGCGCTTATCGAGTCGCACGGTGACGAGCTGGAAGCGGCGATGACGCGTGCTGCAGGTGCAGCGAACGGTGAGGGTAAGAACAGCCCGCACCCTCCGGAGAAGCCCAGCACCAAACGCCGAGCTGGGACGATCTCTGGCGGCAATGGTGCGAAGCGGGCTTAGATCCCGAGGCGTTCTGGCAACAGACGCCGCGGACTTACGCACTTATCGTTCGATCCCGCATCGGCCGGGATGTCGCCGGCGCCTGGCGCTTTGCCAACTTCTCCCGCGCAGAGAAACTCCAAAACCTTGATCACTACCTGAAGCCGCTCGCTGATCCTGAGCAGCAGCGGTCGGCGGGTGCGCTCCGGGTTCTGGAGCTCTTCAAGCACATGAAAACGAAGAAGGAGGCGGGCAATGGCCCTCGGTGACATCATCGCCCGTCTGGCCGTCTCGCTGGAGATGGAGACGGCCGCCTTCGAAAAGGGCGCGACGCTGATCGAAAAGCGTCACGCTCAGATGACGAAGAATATCGAGAAGTTCGGCAAGAGGATGACCGATATCGGAAAGACGATGTCGGTCGCGGTGACGGCCCCGATCGCGGCGTTTGCCTACACTGCAGTCCAAGCAGCGAAGGAATCCGCCGAGGCGATGGGCCAGGTGGAATCGGCGCTTAAGAGCATGGGCGATGGTGCCGGCCGTACCAAAGACCAGCTGGCCGCGCTGGCATCGAGCCAGATGCGGACTTCGCTGTACGACGACGACGACATTCTGCGGAAGGTCACGGCCAACCTGCTAACCTTCGGCAACGTGGCTGGGGAGCAGTTCGACCGAGCACAGCAGGCAGCGATCGACCTGTCAGCGCGTATGGGCACCGATCTGCAGTCTTCGGCCCTGATGCTGGGCAAAGCGCTGAATGATCCTGCAAAGGGCCTGGCCGCCCTGCGCCGCGTGGGCATTCAGTTCACTGAGCAACAGCAAGAGCAGATCAAGAGGATGGCCGAGGCCGGCGACGCTGCCGGCGCGCAGGCCATCATGCTTGCTGAACTTGAGCGACAGTTCAGCGGATCCGCACAGGCCATGCGCGACGCAGACCCGATGGCGGCCGCGAAGATGAGCTTCGCCGAATTCCAGGAGACGGTCGGCGAGAAGCTGCTGCCGATCCTGCCGGTGGTGGCCGATGCGATTATCAAGGTGCTGGATGCCTTCGGGGGCCTGTCGCCCGAGATGCAGGAGGCTGCGATCATCGGTGCTGCGGTCGTTGCCGCCATCGGCCCCGTTCTGACGCTGTTCGGCGGGCTGGTATCGATCGGCGCGCCCTTGATCGGGTTCTTCGGTGTGCTGGCGCCCGCGTTGGGTCTCGTGGGCAAGGCCCTGCTCCTGATCGCGCTGAACCCGGCCGTGCTGGCGTTCGCTGCGGTGCTCGGCGGGATCTACCTTGCATGGCGGAACTGGGACAAGATCGAGCCCATCCTTCGCAACCTGTACCTCGGTGCGAAGAAGTGGATCACCGACAATCTGGGGCGTGTGCTGCATGGCATCCTGAACCCCATCCAGACGGTCCAGAATGCCTTCTTCCGGCTGTACGACGCGGTAGTCGGCAACAGCTACATCCCGGACATGGTCGACGGCATCGCTGCACAGATGCAGCGGCTCGATGCCGTGATGGTCACGCCGGTGACCAATGCCACCACCAAGGCGCAGGAAGCCTTCCGGGAGATGGCTCAGGAGGCTCGCGCCATCATGGACCGGCTGTTCCCCGAAGCGGCGGCGCGGATCAAATACCAGACCGAGCGCGCTGCGTTACAGGGTGTGGGCGCTGGCGATGCGGCTCTACGGGCCCTCGCCAACGAGCGAGACCAGGCGAGCCAAGCAAAACGCCCTGGCTTGGATTTCCTCAACGTGGGCCCGATCGCCGACACCGATCAGGCGATGCGGGATTTGCAGGCGACGATGGGCAGCTTGGCGAAGGCCGGCAAAGCAACCACCGTTCAGATCGTCGAGTCCATTAAGGACATGGCGGACAAGGCGCTGCAGTCGCTCGGCAACCTGTCCGATGCGATCAAGAGCGGCGGCTTCCTCGGCATCCTAGAAAGCGTCATCGGGTTGGGTATGCAGCTCGGCAGCGCTGGCCTGTTTGGCAAGACCATCGCCACTCGTCTCAATACGCCGGCCTATGCGAATGGGACGAACTTCCATCCTGGCGGCCTCGCGGTCGTCGGCGAGGATGGGCCTGAACTGGTTTCGATGCCACGGGGCTCAAGGGTCTATAGCAACGGTACCGGCCCCAACGGCGGCAACACTTACCATTTCAGCGGCAACCTGATGACGCCAGAGTTCTGGGCGCAGATTCAGGGCAGCGACATAGCTGCGGCGCAGGCGGGCGGTAATATCGGCGTTGCGAAAATGCAGACGCACAGCCGCAGGCGGGTGGCCTGATGCCGATTAGCTTGCCCGAGAAGCCAGCGCCGAACGCGGTCAGTCCAACGTTGCTCGACTTCGGTATCACCCTGCGTCCGGCGACTGGCGGGCCGGTGGCAAAGGTGGGTCGTCCTGGTTCACGCTTCCGCATGGAAGCGTCGTTTCCCCCGATGGTTCCTGCCGTGGCGCGGGTGTTCATCTCGCGGCTCTTGGAAGCTAAACGTGTGGGGCGCTTGCTGATCAACTTCCCGCTACTCGGAGAGCGCCAAGGCTCTCCTGGATCTCCGGTGGTAGACGGTGCGGGACAAGCCGGTGCGACGCTGAAGCTGCGGGGTCTGAACCCCGGCTACACGATCAAAGAGGGCTACTGGCTCTCGATCATCGACACGAACGACCAGCACTACCTCCACAACGCTCGCTCTATGGTCCGGGTTGGTGCTGATGGCCGCGCAACTTTCGGCATAGAGCCGCCTCTCCGCCGCCCTTTCGCGAACGGCGCTAAAGTGTTGCTGGCCCAGCCCAGGGTCGAAGGCTTCATCGACGGGGGTGAGTGGTCTTGGTCGGTCGATGTCGCTCGGCTCAGTGGGATATCATTTACGCTCGAGGAAGCGGCCTGATGGATCGGGTAGGCTTGATGGCTCTGCTGCGGATCGATCTTCCGGACGCTACGGTACGGCTCTGCGATGCAGGGTTCGTAGTGTTCGATGGCGAGACCTATGCGGCACAGGACGACACCTTTGGGACCATCGGCGGAGTGCAGCCTTTAACGGAGGGCATCGGCGAGGAGGTCCCGGCACTCGAACTAACGCTCCTTCCGCCGGCCGGCAGTGCTCCATCGCAACTGTCTAAACCTGGCTATCAGCGCAGCACGGTGCGCGCCTGGATCGGCGAGTACTCGCAGGAGGCGGGTCAGCTGATCGGTGCGCCTGACCTGCTGTTTCACGGGCAGATCGACCAGACATCGCTGCGAGTTGGTCGGTCGACGCGGGAACTGTCGATCACGGTTGTCTCGACAGCGGAGCGCTTGTTCATGCTCAACGAGGGCAACTCGCTCTCGCCTCGCTGGCACAAGTCGGTGTGGCCAGGAGAACTTGGTCATGACAACGCCATCGGCCTGACAGTTCCTGTAGCGTGGGGCGTGGAGACGCGGCCCGGCGCAAGTGCCGTGGGTTCCGGAAGCGGCTTTTCAGGCTTTACCAGACAGAACCCGGCGCAATGACCCCGGAGCTATTGCGCAGGCAGCGCGCCACCGAAGCGACCTTCGCGAAGTACAGGGAGGTGCCATTCGACTGGAAGCGCGAGCGCACTTGCCTGCACCTGCTGCGCTTTCACCTGCGCAAGATGGGACACAAGCCGGAACCGCTGCCTCGGATCAAGTCGGCAGTAGCGGCGAAGCGAGCGCTTGACGCGCGAGGTTGGAAGAACGTCGGTGACCTGCTCGACACCATGCTGCCCAGGATTGCGCCGGCGCAAATGTGGTTGGGCGACGTGGCCATGCTTGAGAGCGGAGACGGGTTCGGTGCGATCGTAGTCTCACTCGGGAGCAAGGTCCTCGGCTGGCATGAGGATTACGCCGGCATGACGGCATTGGAGCCGCTGCATATTGGCGGGGCTTGGCGGGTATGAGTAAGGTCATTCGGACGGCCGCGACGATTGCCGGGGCTGTGGCGTTGGTCGCCACCGGCGTCGGAGCAATCGCTGCAGCCGGAACAGCCCTCGCTGTGACCGCCGGATCTATCGCTGCATATGCTAGTCTCGCGGCCGGGGTCGCCGGCGTCGGCGCCCAACTTACCACTAAAAAGCCAGGCGCGCGTGGCTCGGTCTCCAACATCCTAATCCAGACCGACGCTCCGCAGCCGTACCTAATGGGGCGAACTTACGCGGGCGGCGTGATGCGCCACGATGTCGGCTACGGCGGCAAAGTCGGGAAGGTGAAGAACCCGTATCGTGGTTGCGTGATCGTCTATTCGGGGGCGGGACCGGTTGAGGCTCTTGAGTCTGTGCAGACCGACTTCGCGGATGTTTCAGCCTGGTACTCGGGCTTCCTCTTCACCGACACTCAGATTGGTTCCACGCCTGAGGCATCGGGACTGGTTCCACAGTGGCCCAGCATGCCGAACTGGGGTGCAGGACATAAACTATCCGGACAGGCGGCGATCCTCTGGGGCTTCAATTTCGATAAGGACGGCAAACGGTTCGCGAGCGGCCTGCCGCCGTTCGGCGCAATCTGGCGGGGCGTGAAGGTCTATGATCCGCGCCTCGACAGTACATTCCAGGGCGGCTCTGGGACCCAGCGTATCGCTGATGAGGCCACATGGACATACTCGGAGAACCCGGCACTGCATGCCGTCGCGTATGCCTACGGACGACACCAGAACGGCAAGAAGGTGTTCGGCATCGGATTGCCCGCGACGGGCATTGACCTCGCGCGCTTCATTGCCTGGGCGAACGTGTGTGATGCGAATGGCTGGAAGGTTGGCGGGGTGATTTCCGAGCCTGGCGACCGTTGGGCCAACCTTAAAGACATCATGGCCGCGGGCGGAGCCGAGCCGGTCTTCGCCGGTGGCGTCCTCACGGTGCGGTATCGTGCGCCGATGATCGCACTGGAGACCGTCACCGAGGACGATCTAGCTGACGACGACATGACCGTCGCAGCCATGCAGTCCTATCGCAACCGACTGAACGGCATCGTGCCAAAGTACCGCAGTGAGGATCATCACTGGGAGTACGTCTCCGCCGAGATGATCTCCGTGCCGGCCTACGTAACGGAGGACGGTGAAGAGAAGGTCGAAGAGCGGCAGTTCAACTTGGTGCAGGACAAGGACCAAGCAGCGCAGCTTGCCGCTTATGAGCTTGTCGACGGTCGCGAGCTGGGCCCGATCTCGCTCACACTTAAGCCGCAGTGGCGGCGCTATCGTCCCGGCGAATGCCTGCGCCTCGTTCTGCCTTCTCTCGGTCTCGACATCACCGCGATTATTCTGTCGCGCGACATCGATGTCGCCTCGATGAAGGTCACTCTGAGCTTTGTCGGAGAGAGCGCCTCGAAGCACGCCTTTGCCCTCGGACAAACTGCCGTTGCGCCGCCTACTCCGGCTCTGAGTGATCCTGCGGATCGAGACGACACAACCGACACCAACAGCACCCGCAATCAGCCCTTTGTGGTCGACAGCGAAGAGGCAATGATCGCATTGCCAGCGCGCCAAAGTGATATTGCGGTCCGCACCGACACTGAGACGAACTTCGTGCACAACGGCGGGCTCACCGGCACCGTCGCTGATTGGACGGAGCTGGCCACGCCGAGCACCGTCGACGTGGCCTTGTTCGCAAATGATGCGCAGCAATTAGGCAACTTCACGCCGTCTGACATCGCGGACCTCGAAGCACGCATCGCCGCGCTCGAGACAGCCTAACCCGCTTACCTTCAATCGAAAGGATCGCTGTGGCGACCACGTTTGACGAATGGCTGCGCCATCTGCGCACAGCCAAGCAAGGGCCTGTGTCCATCAACATTGACCGCGGAGTGCCCTTCGCGTGGTCGTTCGCCATCAAGGTAGCGATGCCGGCCTCAACGGTTCGCGCGAGCCTTCGCTTCGACCCTGACAGTGATGGCGTTCCGCTCATCGACTTCACAGTGACAGACCCTGAAATTGTGACTGTTCCAGAGGGGACATTCACGATCTTTCGACTGTCTCTGAATGAAATGCAGACCAGCTCTCTGCCTTTTGACGATGACGGGAATGGTCTGGTCCATCTCGCGTTCGATACGCTTCTCGCGCCAGATGGAGCGGACTTTACCCGCATCTTCGCTGGGGCGGCGACCATTTCTGGAAAGGTGACAAATGCCATCTGATCTGACGGCCCCGATTAATGGGGTGCTCTCCTATTTCTATTGGGGCGAAAACACCGAACTCGCCTCGATCAGGGCTTCTCAGGCCGACAACTCGGCTAGAGCTTCTGCGCTTTCGTCTGCCACCGCAGAGTCGGCATCAGGCCCGACCTATGCCAGCACGGCGGCCGGTCTCGCTGCTACGACTTCGGGTGAAAGCTTCGCCGTCGATGACGGCGATGGCACAGTGACGATCTATCTACATGAGGCAGGCGCCGCGATCCCACAGCGCACGATGGCCACCACGGATGCGCTCGCCGCGCAGAGTGGGTCAACCTTGGTCGGCACACCGCGGGGTGTTCTGGCTGATGTTCTGGATGGAGTAGTTGGCGCTCCAATCGTAGGAGCCAATTTTGCCGATGATGCCAGTTCGGCCGAAGCAAATGCAGCAGCGCTGCAAACGGCAGTCACGAACCGCGATCGCCGCGCCATCGTCGCCCCCGGCACCGTCCGGCTCCTGACCAGCACGAATGTCGGCCAGTTTCGCCAGCAGGGGATCGATTACTACACCGCCGTTCTGATCAATCTGAACGATGTGACGTTCGGGAGCGCGGTCTTTCATGCCAAGGGCAGAGGCGTTGCCGGCACCTATGTCGAGCCGATGTTCGCGACCCCTCGGCACACCGCAGCCGGGACGCGGCGGGGCTTGTCGTTCCTCGGCACGCAATTCGACATGTCGGATGACGGCAATGCCGTCTCGACCAACCAGCGCGCGACCCACATCACTTGCACTGATGATATCCGCTACATCGCGACGGTTCGCTACAACAGCGGCGCGCGACGCGGCTATGGCGATCATCTGGACAACTGCCGCGCCATCGTGCGCGTCGGGCAGCTGCACAGCAAAGTCACCGGGGGCGAGAATTATCGATATCTGACGGGCCTCGCCTGGGGTGGTTGCCTCTACAAGGACTTCAGCGAGGCGACCGATTTCGATGGCGTGGCCGATACGATCGGCTCGCTGGTCTATTGGAACCCTGGCGATCCTCGCCTCGGCCAGGCGATCGATTTCAATTCGGTCAAGAATGCAGCCATACCGCCGATCGCGGCGCGCGGTGTCCGCAACATCTATACGATCAGCTATAAATACACGACGCAGCCGACCTATGCCGAATTTTTGGAGAACGCGGCACCTTCATCGATAACGATCTCGAACGACATTGTTATATCCGCGTGCGTTGGCCTCAATTGCGGCGATGCAGCTAACCCCTCGATCATCATTGGCACGGACAATCCGACTGAGCCGCTCGAGGGGCCTGTGACGCGCCTCACTCTGGCAAACCACAACCTCAAGGATTGCGGGTTCGTCCAAGTCACCGGGGCCAAGAACCTCAGCCTGGTCAATTGGACGCTAACCGACACTTTGGTCCCTGATTTGAGTGGCTGGGCGGCTGTCACGTTGCTGCAAGATGCAGTGTCGAGCGGGAACCCGTTGCCTATCGAGGCAACGATCATCAACATGGATATCAACGGCGCGCCTCGCGGTGGCCTGATCGCGTCGTCTTCCGTTCGGCTCGACATCGATGGCTTGCGGATTCGTAATGTGAACCGCAGCGGTTCGACGGACTATGCCATCTCGATCCAGACGGTGCCGGCTAATGGAAAGCATACAATCGACCGGCTGGATATCGAAGGCGACGTGCGCATCGGGGCGGCGGCGGGGGCTACAATCTTGTGGGGCGATCGAAACAAGATCAGCGGGCAGCTCATCCTGCAAGACAATGCCCACAAGGCTATCGCTGGAAAATCCCACACGTTGTCGCTGGGGGATATTCCCGCCACGGGCACCATTCGCAGAACCGCCTTCATCGCCTCACGCCGCTGCTATATCCCCCGAGCGTCTTTCTCCGTCGCGGCGGCTGTCGCACAGAGCGGGACCAACTTCCGCACGCTCAACTTCCGGCGCGTCCGAAGCGGTGTCGTTTCGACGATCGCGAGCGCATCTAATGCTTCTGCAGCCTGGCCTGCCAGTATCAGGATTGATGGGGGGTTTGCCGCTATCGAGCCTGACGCATATCTTGAGCCCGGCGATATCCTCTACGTCGATACAGCTAGCGCAGGCGATGGCGTTACTCTGTCCGACCTTACTGTCAGTTTCGAGGAAATCGGGCTCTGATGGCGCTCGTGCGGGTCATGAAGCGCAAGTGAGAGCAACCCCCTTGAGCCGTTTCACCGCCCAGCTCGTCCGGGCCAATCGGCCCCAATGAGCTAATTTACAGTGGTATGGCCGGTTGTGGGCGCAGCGGCTGCTTCGGCGAGCTTTGAGGGAGATGGGCGATAACGATCTTCGCCCAGCGCGATGAATTCCGCTCTACGAGCCAATAGACCAGGCTCGCCGTGCCTAACACTACCGCTGCCGTAGGAATAATAGTGGCGTAGCCGCTGAGTGGGAGGGCATTCATTAGAGCAATGCCTGCGTTCTGATGGAGTAGATAAAGCGAGTAGCTGACCACCCCTATCGCGGTCAGCGGTTTGTACGCCAGGAGCGCAAGCCACGTGGGTCGATAAACGAGAATGAAGAATACCGTGAAGATGGACCCGAGCACCATGCTGTCGACCACTTCCATGCGCTCCGTCATCGCAGCGAGAAGACACGCGCCAATAGCCGGCAATGTCCAAGGGCGGCGTCTGGCTGCATATAACTCGTGGAATAGAACGCCTGCGCAGAACAGCGGGAGGTACTTTGACGCGAACGCCGTTTCGAACGTGAGTGCGACGACAGGGTTATCGGCCTTCGAGCAAGCCATGTACCCCAACCATGAGAAGGCCGTGAACCAGGCAAACGATGCAGCAAACCGCTCCTTGGGGAGTAGAAAGAACATCACCACGGCCCAAAGATAGAAGCGCACTTCGTAAAAGAGTGACCAGTAGACGCCATCGACATATTTGATGTCGCCGTCCATCCACTTCCAAAATGCTGGATGGGTGAATGACCACGATGGGAGGAAATCCAAGGGATTGGCCCTTCGAAGGTCCGCGAATGGGTTATCGAGCGCTGTCAGAGTTGCAAATGTGATCAGCGAGCAGACAATCATCGGTGGCACGAGGCGGGCCAACCGTCTGATGCCGAATTCGACGACACTCCGACTGGGGAGCAGTGACGAGGCAATTACGAAGCCCGAGATCACGAAGAACAGGTGGACACCGAGATACCCGTGCTGAAACAGAGTGATCTCTTTGTACGGGTAGTAGCCAGGGAAGCGGCTTGTGTAGTGAAACGCTACCACAACTAGGATAGCCACGGCTCGCAAGCCGTCTAATTCTCGCAGCCGCCCCGTCACCACACGCCCCCGACCAGGTGTTATTCGTCTTCCTCAGGATTGAGGCGCCTGTGACGATGGTAGCGCCAACGGCGATAACGCCTGTGAATGCTGGGCCAGAACAGCGCAAGTGCGATTGCAATGAAGCCGAGCACGGGAACTAGATAGGCGCTCATTGGACCCCGGTGATCTGCTTCCAGAATAATAGCAAGGCTGCTGCCTTACGCCGCCCCATTTGCAGGCTGTAGTTTCGGAGAGATGACACCTCTTAACCTGCTCAGGCATATCGCAAGTACTGCATAAGAACCGGCCACGCAGATCCTTTCGCGGCAAGGGAGGGCCGACCGGCCCCGCGAGGCCGAGCATGCACGTGCTCTGCACCGCCCTGGATGGACCACAACGAGGTCTAAATCACCCACACCTCATTCCCTCGGCCGCAGCAGCGACATGGCTCAGCATGGAGGTGCGCGGATCGAGCCGGCGATTGATCGCCGTAGGCAGCAGTTCGTCCCGAAGAGCCGATCTGGGGCTTCGCCACCTACCTACTTCCACTGTCAGGAGACCAACCATGCCCGACCCCCTCCGCTGGCGAGGCAATCACTGATGCCTGGCAGCAACGTCATGACACCCATGGTTGACGATCAGCTCGGGCGGCTCGCGCTAATCGAGGCGATCCGGGCGAATACCGACGCGGTCAATCGCCTTGCTCGACACGGCGAAGCGACTGACATCAAGCTCGACAAGATCATCACCACGATCTCGGGAATGGACACCCGATTGACCGTGATCGAGCGTGACGGGCTCAAGGCAGACGTCGCCGCGCTCGAAGAGAAGGTCAACATCCTTGAGGGCGACCTTCGGGAGCGAAGGGGTGCCCGCAACTTCGCCGATACCCTGCTCAAATATGGGCCGTTTGCAATCGCGTTGATCACCGCGGTGTTCATCGTGCTCGTGGCCACCGGGAGGATCAATCTGTGAAGCTGATCGAAGAAGCCCGCCAGTGGTGGCGCATGTGGAGCCAGCGCATCAACGCGTTCGGACTCCTGATCTTGAGCTACATCGCCATCGACCCAGTGTCTGTGCTGGTGGTGTGGAACATGATGCCGCCGGAGGTGCGGACCCGCGCCCCGATCACTCTGGTCGCTAGCATCGGCGCCGTCCTCTTCGGGCTAGCAATGCTGGCCAGAATGGTGCGTCAGCCCAAGCTGGAGAAGTCCGATGGGAATTAAGGTCGGGCAAGAGGGCATGGAGGCGGCCGGCCAACGCTCGGTGACCCCGCCCCAGAAGGCTGGCACCCTGTTCGCATTGGTTGGAGCCACGGCGGCCGCCATCCTGCTGACCTTGACGCCCGAAGAGGAGAGCGGACGCAAGGTCGACGTGACGATTGCGGCCGACGGCTCGGCCGAGGTTCGGCACATCTCCGGCAAGCAGTACCTGCGGACCTATCTCGATATCGCAGGCGTCCCAACCGCCTGCGACGGCATCACTCGCGGCGTGAAGCCCGGCCAGGTCTACACGGAGGCAGAGTGCACTGCGCTGCTTGAACGTGAGCTAGTCATCCACGCCACGGGTGTCCTGCGCTGCACGCCTGCGCTGGATCCGGCGCGGTATCCGAACCAGGTGAGCGCTGCGACCCTGCTGGCCTACAACATCGGAGTTGCCGGTTACTGCAGCTCGATCGTGGCCCGGCGGTTCAATGCCGGGAACTACCAGGGCGCGTGCCATGCCTTCCTGATGTGGAACAAGGCGCGGGTGAACGGCCTGCTGCGCCCGGTTCTGGGCCTGACCCGCCGGCGTGAGCGCGAGCGCGCCCTGTGCCTGCGAGGGCTGGTGTGATGCTGGGACAGTCGGCCCCCGTTTGATGTCCACTAGGCCGCCTACCTCTGCCGCTTTCGCACCAGGGCGAAAGCAATTGCGAAGACGATTCCGACACCAATCCCCATTGTGATATTGTCCGTAGCGACACCCATGACCACACCGACCGCGGCGCCGATCGCGATGTGTGCGCCGCGTGGATTGGGCTTTTCGCTCATACTTGTTCCGGCACTGCTGAACTTTCGTCCTGTAACGTCTCTTCCGCGGTCTTGGGCATCTTCCGCGTCGAGCACGGGCTCTACAATTCACGGCATCGGCTGTGTTGGCGATATGCGACGCAGAGCCTGGAGCGGCTGGCGCGGGGCAACGAGCGCACGATTGTCGGGCCGACATCGGTTGCGACGGGTGCGCCACAGGTTCTGGAGGTAATGCCATGATCCCGCCTCATCTGGCCAAGCTCGGCTCCCGAATGGGCCTGGCGAGTATCATCGTCGTCCTGCTGGTTGCGTTGCTGGTCGTGCAGACGATCCGCCTCGAGGGCTTCGAACTGTGGCCCGTATCGATCGAGGGCGTGCGACCGAAAGCCGATCGCTTGCAGCGCGAGATCGACGACTTCGACAATGCACATGACGATGCGCTGAGCGCCGCCATGGCCGCAAAGGCTGCCACCGAGCGCCGATACCAGGAGCTAGCCGAAAGGATCGACAATGACGCTGAACAAGCCCGTGTGGGCCACCTTGACGATGCTGAGCGCTACATCGTTGCTAACCGCATGCAACGGTGCCCGGCAGATCGAAGTGCGGCCGGCAGAGCCCCTGCCCCCGCCGCGGATGACGGCGCCGGATACGGTGAAGCAGCCGGTCCAGCGGCCAAGCTGGATGCGGCCGAGCTCGTGACGGTGCCTGCCAGCGACGTTCGCATTTGCACGACGAACACGTTGCAGGCGGAAGCTGGCCGTGTGGGCTTTGGCCTTGGAGGTGCAATAGCGGGTCGGCGTCGCTGCCAATTGGCATTGCCGAAGATGCCGGAAACAGAAACCCCGCCAACCGTAGCAGTTGACGGGGTTTCCAACCAGGGGCGAGCAAGCCCCGAGCATCCAGCGCCTTCATCGCCCGTGCGGGCGCTACGGTCAAGCCTGTTTGGCCCCTCTGAGGCAAGGGGTTCCTGACCAATCGTGGGCTAGGTTGTAGGCTTGGCCGCCATCGAAGGGTTCGGCCGAGCAGCGTAGGATCTGACTATCAGCGGCGAACTCGAGGTAAATTCTGGAAGGGGATCAAACGCCGTCCGGCTTCCTTCGACGATCAGTTTCAATCCGGCTGGTGACGAGCAGGTCGCGATCGCCTCGCTTCCGCAAACGCCAGGCCTCTGCCAGCCATTCACCTGTGACGGCGAGTACACCGATCACCATGCAGGCAGCCGCATAAGCCAGAACAGCTGTCCACATGGTAAGGTAGCCTCCGGTCGGGGACGCCAATGTTGCAGCGATTTTCCGGATAAGCCACTCTCAATTCGCCAAAAAACGAAAAAGCGTGTGGCTGGGAGCCAATTCGCGCGGATCCACTCTGGACGGCAACTAGTGCGGCAAATGCCGTATCGTAGTGAACCCAACACTCAACCCGTTCTCCGTCAACCGGACCTTGACCAAGCGCCGTCAAACCTCGGCCCGTGATCCGTCCCGGTTGAGCCACTGCTGCCGGCCGCTATCGTAGCGCAGCCCCGCGAGTTCCTTCTCCTCCACCCAGGTCGTAGAGATGATGTGCGCAAGCAGCTCCTGGCCCGCATCGGGATAAGGGCGCTGGAATTCGGCTTTCACCGCGCGGCATCGGGCATCCTGTTGGGCGGCGTCGAGGATCTGCTTCCCATTGCGCCAAGTCACCGCGGGCCGCAGGTCGCGGTAGAGGGCGCGGAGGCGACGAGCGTTATCGCTCTCGGTCAAGTGTCCTGCTCGCTCTGCATTTCGCCGGGTACGCGGTGGCCGCGCGATTCGCTAGCGGCCAATTGACTACCCGCGCGCGAGCCATCAGCCTCCGCCCATGTGCAACCTCTACAAGATGGACCACTCGGCAGCTGAGGTGGCGAAGCTGTTCAACGTGACTGCTGAACCCGGAAATGCCGGCGGCGAGATCTACCCTGGATATCCGGGGTACGTCGTAGCTCAAGGTCGCCTGCGGCAGATGACGTGGGGCTTCCCGCTCTCCCTCAAGAGCAAGAAGACGGGCCTGCCGCTCAAGCCGAAGCCGGTGAACAACACCCGGGCTGACAAGCTCGACAGCTTCATGTGGCGCTACAGCTTCGCGGAACGCCGCTGCCTGATCCCCATCACCCAGTTCGCGGAAGCTGAAGGCGAGGCTGGCAACAAGACCCGCACATGGTTCGCGTTACCCGACGAGCCGGTGTTCGCGGTAGCGGGGATCTGGGCTGACACTCCGGAATGGGGTCCGGCTTATTCGATGGTGATGACCGAGGCCTGCATCCACGTTGCCGATGTGCACGATCGGATGCCGGTAATTCTCCGTCGAGATGATTGGGCCGATTGGCTCGACGGTGCACCAGATGATGCCCGGCTACTTTGCCGGCCGTATCCCGAGTTGATGGTGGTCGATCGCACAACTGACTCTTGGGTCCGGCGCCGTGCTCGCTGAGTGGGAGCTTTGGGCTTGTGCCCTTCAGTTCATCAAGCTGCATTCTGAGGATGCACCGATCCATGCGGCGATGCGTGCGGACGAGATGTTGGCAGAAGGAGATCTCGACGGAGCTAAGAACTTCCAGGCGATCATTCGACGGATTGATCAACTGCTCCAAGCGCCGAACACGGTGAATTAGCTTGCAGAGCAACGGCAATTAACGACCCATTGCGGACGCTGATCATCAGTCTTACCCCGAGGCGGACTTCACGAAGAAGGCTCGCCAGATTGCACTGGCTACTGAACGAACGGAGGGGGCGATGAAGCTCTACGCATGCCGTGTGTTCGTCGATGATCTTCACCAAGCACGCACCTTCTACGGTGAGACGCTGGGCCTTGCGGTCAAGTGGGACTACGGCACCGCCATTGGCTACGACGTGGGCGCTGATTTAATCGTCGAAGCCTTCGATCAGGACGAAGAGGAGGAGTATCCCGATTTTCTCCGCGACCCCGGCGGCTTTTTGGGCATCTCGCTCCAGGTGGACGATATTGATGCTTCCTATCGTGAGCTTTCGGCCAGAGGCGTTCGCTTCATTTCTCCTCCGCAGAAGATGCCGTGGGGTGGAACACTGGCTCACTTCAAGGACCCCTCAGGCAACGTGCTTACCCTACTTGGGTGACGTGCCGACGGCTATGCCAAAGCTCTGCTGAGGGTCCGCTTCCCACCCATTGGGGACAATCCACGATAGCGGCAGACGCGGCCAGCTGCGCGTTGGGCGACGATAGCGAGCAGCACAAGTGCAAGTAGTAGCGCGCCCATAAGCCCTCCGGCTCCGCGCGACTGGTTAACGCTTGCTTATGGCGAATTTGAGAGGCTTACGGCTGACGGTGGCACTCATCGGTCGGTTCACCGATGAACGCCGCTCTGGCTAGGTGCGTGCGCATCCAGGTCTTGGCATCTGAGGCGGCAGGCCTGCCTTCGATCCTTCGTCCAGCTCGATAGCCCTTGCCTCATACTCTTCGGCCAACGCGATCAAACGCCTCTGCGTCTCGGCATCAGCCCCCGCCGCAAGCTGGCGGCACTTCTTTGCTCGGGTCGTGCACTGATAGGCATCCATCGGGCCGGGCATGGCTGTTCTATGCCTTGCGCCGCGTAGGTGTTCCGAACTTAACCTGAGCGCAAGTTCATCCTCCGCGTGCTGACGGCCGACAGCTAACCTAGCTTAAGGAAGCGGACAGCAATGTCAGCTCATATGCCTGAGCCAGCAAACAGAACGGTAAGGCTATGATGCCACGGTACTTTTTCCACCTATACGAGGATATGCTCGCGCCTGACGAAGAAGGCAGCGAGCTCGCAGATCTCGAAGCGGCGAAGGCCTGTGGGATCAAGGAAGCCAGAAGTGTAGCGGCGGACCAGGTTCGAGAGGGAAAGCTCGACCTTAATCACCGTATCGACGTGACTGATGAGCAAGGCGTTGTGGTGCACACCATCCGCTTTGCGGATGCCATCGAAGTCGCAACCCTGCGTCCAGGCTAATCCCGGAACCC